ACGGAATCAACTTCAGTCAGTGATTATACATGGAGTTTGATTAAAGGTGATAAGGGTGACAAAGGTGACGATGGTACGGTTCATAGTGCTACTGCACCTAGTGATAAAACTAAGTTATGGTTTGATACAACTGATAATCTTCTAAAATACTGGAACGGTACTACATGGGAAGTGACTAATGATTTTGCTGGTGATATCAATGATATGAAGCAGAATATTACCACTGAATATACTTCTGCGATCAACCAGCTTAAAGAATCGCTGACTACACTGGTTGAAAAACTACAGACTACCACTACTGACAATTCAACTTTGATAGAGCAGTTATCATCACAGATTGTTCAAAATTCTAGTTCTATATCACTGGTTACAAACAGTATTAAAAGTATTACCGACAATATAAGTGGTCTGGCTACGAAGGAAGAAATTTCACAGTGGGCTAGATTTCAGGATGGTGTATTAGAACTAGGTGCAAGCAATAGTCCCTTTGCTGTTAAATTATCTAATACGGAATTAGGATTCTATCAAAATGGAAGCAGAATAGCATATCTGTCAAACCAACAGCTTAACATTGAATATGCCATTGTAATGACAAAATTAAATATCGGAACATTCAGCTGGAATTATGATGCTACTGATGGTCTGACATTAACTTAGGAGGTGTGAAAATGACAACTTTTAGAACAACTAATAAATATATAAACTACAGTGTTAACAGTCAGGAGCTGAGCTATGATATTAATTCAAACACCACTGTTGTCAGAGTTTGGATAGATGTATGGCGAACAAACACTGGTTATACTACATATGGAACAGGTACAGTATATGCTCGTATAAACGGCGGAGTATACAGTGCTGGTATAAGTACCGGGCAAAAAATTACATCAATACCGATTCGCTTAGGTACATGGGATGTTACTATTGGTCATGATGCTGACGGTTCAAAAGCTATAAGCATTACTGGGTGGATTTCCCACAGTCAGTTCAGTTCAAGCGAGCAGGGCTATACACATATATTAACTACTATCCCAAGGCAGGCTAACATTACAGAAAGTAGCAATTTCACAGATGTTCAAAATCCAACTATTAAATTCAGTAATCCGGGTGGCTTTAATATGAGCGTCTGGTTAGAGCCTAACCCAAACGGACCGCATCTTGCAGCTAGGGATAATATTCCCAACACAGGGAGTTATACATGGGAATTAACTGATGAAGAACGAAACCAGTTAAGAGAAGCATGTAAAGGGAAAACTTGTACTATTCGTATAGGATTATATTCTAACAATAAGCAGTGGGCAAGCTATCACGATAGAACATATACTATAACCAACGCTAATCCCAGCTTTACAAGCATTACTGCAACACCGGTAAATCCATTTGGTTCGTTGTATTTGCAAGGTAAATCAAGTATTAAATTAACAATAAATGGTGCTAAGGGGATATATGGAAGTACTATAACCACTTACAGTATAAAAGGTGGAGATTACAGTTATAGTGGTGAATCGAATACCTATACTACCGATGTTTTAAGTAAATCAGGTGATATAACATTCACCGCAACAATTACAGACAGCAGAGGATTTACAGCAAGTAAAACGGTTAAAGTAACGGTTACTGCTTATACACTGCCGACATTAACGTTTGAAACATACAGATGCGACAGTTCGGGAACTAAAGATATAATCAAGGGTACTTACATTTATGTTAAGCCTACATTTACTTATTGTGTTATAACTGGGAATGTAATAAAAACTAAAAGCATAAAAATAAATAATACAAGTAAATCAGCTTCGTTTAACAGTGGACAAGGATATGTATTTGGGACATATCCACTACGATCAACACACAAGGTAGAAGTATCAATAACAGACAATGTAGGAAATACAGTTTCAGTAACACATGAAATAGGTATTGGTAAAGTTATATTCAATGCTCCGCCACACAAAAACGGTGTCGGATGGGGGCGTTATTGTGATAAGGAAGGAGAGTTTCAAATTGAGTATGATTTGAATGTATTTGGAGAGTTGCTATTGAATGGTGTGAAACTAATAGATTATATTTATCCAATTGGTAGTCAGATATACAATAGCAGTAAAAGTTTTAATCCAAATACAATGTATGAAGGAACTACATGGATAAGGATTAAAGGTTACGTTTTGGCTGGTATCAATGAAGAAGATGGTTTAGATCCAAGTTATTTAAATTTTAATAAAGCTTCTGGAAGTAGAATAGGGGTAACACATCAAGATTTAAGAGCTTGGATTGGGGCTTATGACGGTGATACTGGATCACTAGGATATAGAGCTGAGCCGAAAGTTGGCGGACAATCATTTACTTACGGTCTTAGGCATGGTTATGCGGATGCAAATATTGATAATAGTAGAATTGCGCATACAACAATGGTATCCAACACTACTGGTCAAACACAAGTATCAATTATTCAACCGACACAGTTAACTTATATTTGGGAAAGGACGGCATGAAATTATGATTAAAACACATGAATTAGATGTTACGGCAAGTAAATTTAGTGAACTTTTGGAATCAAACTACAAGATTTTAAAACAAAGTGATTACGAGCAAAACGACTATATTTTATTTAGAGAAATCGAAACTGTCGAAGAAGAAGTTAGTTATACTTCGAAATCACAGTTAACGCAGATTAAACAGATTATTAATGACGAAGGTATCAAGGAAGGCTATGTACTAGTTGGACTTAATAAAATTTAAAGAGGAAACTATATGAAGATTAATTGGAAAGTAAGAATGACTAACAGGCAATTTTGGATTGCTTTAATTCCAGCAATTTTATTAGTAATCCAAACGATAGCAAATGTATTTGGCTATAAATTAGATTTTGGTGATTTGGGTAATAAATTATTAGCAGTTGTTAATTCGATATTTTCATTATTGGTAATCCTTGGGATTTTAATAGATCCTACAACTGATGGAGTTGCTGATAGTGAACGTGCAATGCAATATATAGAGCCAAAAAAGGATTGTTAGATGATAGGTTTTGTGTTTGGCATTATTTCATCTATAACGAGTGGTATTCTTGTGTTTTTATTGACAAATCAAATAAAAGAAAATCGCAAAATAAGAAATAATAGTAGAAATGAGAATATGATAAAAGAACTTGCTATAAGTGATGCGATATTATGTTTATTGAGGGTTAAACTTATTGAATATCATGATCATTATATGGCAATAGGTTTTGTACCAAGTTATGTAAGAGATAATTGGGAACTAATGTATCAAGCATATCATAATTTAGGAGGAAATGGGATGATTGAAGGTATGAATATAGAATTTCGTAATCTTCCCATTATCAATAAGTTAGGAGGTTGATTATGGCAGTTGTAAACGATATTTTAAATCAGGCAAGAGCTTTTATTGGATGCAAAGAAAGTGATGGTTCGCATCAAAAAATTATTGATATTTATAACACACATAAACCATTAGCTAGAAATTATATCGTAAAATATACTGACAGCTGGTGTGCTGTATTTGTGAGTGTATGTGCAATTATGTGTAATGCTACAAATATTATTCCAACAGAATGTAGCTGTGGAAAAATGATTGAGCTGTTTAAAAATATTGGATGCTGGCAAGAAGATGGCAATGTAATTCCAAGAGTAGGTGATATTATTTTTTACGATTGGGATAAAAAAGACGGCTGGCCAGAGCATGTTGGTATTGTTGAAAGTATATCAGTGAATAAAATTACAGTTATTGAAGGAAATAAGTCAAATGCTGTTGCCCGGAGAATTGTTTCAGTAGGAGAAGCTTCGATTTGTGGATATGGAGCCCCTAAATATGACAATATGACAATGACGCTTGAATCTAAGGATACTGATTATCAAGTGCGGGTGAATACACCAAGCGGTGTAAATTGCCGTAAAACACCAAATGGAGAGAAGATTAAAGCTTATCCAAATGGTACTGAATTGCATATTTCCCAGGAAACAGGTGGTTGGGGATTTAATGGTATTGGCTGGATATCACTTCAATATTGTACAAAAATTATTCCAATCGAAAATGGCAAGTTAGGAACTTATGAAGTAACAGCAAATGCATTAATTATTCGGACAGGGCCAGGAATAGATTATTCTCGAAAATCAAAATTTGAATTAACAAAAGACGGTCAAAAACATTCTAATGCTAATGGAGGATTATTGAAAGGAACTAAAGTTACTGTTGAAGAATGGCATAATGATTGGGCTCGCATTCCAAGCGGCTGGATATATGGGAAATATTTAAAGAAAATATAA